AGGGGAAGTTCCTCATCACGTATGGCGTTCGCGGGCGGCTTCCGAAGCTCCTCAAGGCCGAGGGCTACCCGATCAAGCGGATCCGTACCCCGCGGACGCTTCGCACCATGCGTGGGGTCGGCGGGTCGAAGTACCTCACGCAGATCATCGCGTCGAACTACGACGTGGCCCAGAAGAGGCTCGACGATCTCGCGCTCGATGGCTGGGAGATCGCCACGGAGGAAGAGGAGACGCCGGCGCGAACGATCCTATCGGTTCCGCGGGGGAGCACGGAACCGGAGGCCGCTGTGCCGGTGCTCCCACCTCCGAATGGTCCGACCTCGAACGCGGTGCAACCGGCGGGTGCCCGGATACTCGTCGACGAGGGAAGCGCGTTCGTGAAGACGATCCCCCTCATCAAGGGCGTCGCGCCCGACGACGAGCGTTTCGTCTTGGGGATCGTGCTCGAGCCCGAACAGGTCGATGCGCAGAAGGACATCTACTCGGCAGCCGAGATCCGCACGGCCGCGCACCGCTTCATGGAGGAGTTCCAGGACGTCGGGCTCATGCACAAGATGCGCGTCAACGGCGCGGTGAAGATCGTCGAGAGCTACCTGGCTCCGGCGGACCTCACGATCGCGGGAACCCACCTCAAGCAGGGAACCTGGCTCCTGGGCGTGCACGTTCTGTCCGATGCGCTCTGGGAGGACGTGAAGGACGGCAAGCTCACGGGCTTCTCGATCGGGGGCTCGGCGCGGCGCGTGCCCGACGCGGAAGCGGCGCCGGAGGCGGGGGCGTGAGCGATGCGCTCCCTCCCGCCGGAGCCGCTGACGCTGCCGACGCGGCGCCGGGCGGGAGCGTTCATCGCCTCGTGGACATGCTCGTCGAGGAAGTCTCACTGGTGGACCGCGCGGCAAACAAGCGGCGCTTTCTCGTCGTGAAGAGGGAGACGGAGATGGCCAAGAGCAAGACGGATGCGGTCTCGGAGGGTACGAAGGCTGGCCCCGCAGGCGCTGGCCCCCAGGGCGCGAGCGCGAAGAAGCCCCCCAAGGCGAAGAAGCCCGCCAAGAAGCCCACCGAGGACGACGCCGCCGCGAAGGCGAAGAAGCTCCCGCTGGTGAAGGATCCCCCCGACGACGACGACGACGACGACGAGGAGGGGAAAGAGGACGGGGAGGGGCAGAACGGCAAGAAGACCTCCAAAGCCCAGCCCCCGAAGAAGGGCCCCCCCGAGGACCCAGACGAAGACGAGGAGGAGGAAGAGGAAGAAGAGGAGGACGAGCCCGAGGACGCGCCGCCCCCGGAGGACACGCCGCCCGGCAAGAAGCCCCCGAAGAAGAAGGCCGAGAAGGACGACGATGGCGCTCCCGCGCTCGGCGCCCCGGACGATGAGTCCCCCGACGACGACGAGACGCCGCTCGGCGTCGCGCTTGCGGCCCTCGACAGTCTCACCCAGGCCGTCGAAATCCTGAGCGACTCGCCAGACGATGGCGGCCAGCTCGCCAACGTCGCCGAGGACATTCGCGCAGCGGCGGACGCCATCTCATCGGCGGCGGGAATCGAGGCGGACGAAGACGAGAACGAGGAGCCGTCGGGCGAGTCGAGCATCGCCGGGCTCGTCTCTTCCATCCAGGAGATGCTCACGAAGATCGAGAGCCTGACCCAGGCGCTCGCGGCGAGCTCGAAGACCCCGGCGTCGACGCCGGCGATCACGGCCGAGACCCAAGCGCCACCGGATCTCGCGGGTACCCTGGCCGAGGTCGCGCAGTCCATGAAGTCGCTCGATGCGTCCATGAAGGCGCAGGCGGCGCGCCTCGACGTCCTCGAGAAGCGCGCCGGGGTCCCGAACAGTCAGCCCGCGGGCGAGCGCGTCGCGAAGACGGAGCCCGAGGACCTCAGCTGGCCCATCGACATGAACCGCCCGCGCGACCGCGCGAGCGTCGACAAGAACGTGTCGTTCCACGACGACTGACCCCGCGCCCTCGAGCAGGGCGCGTCCTCACCGGAGAAGACGATGGGCTTCACGAGCAACCGAACGATCCTTGAGAAGGCGGACATGGCGATCCGCGACCTGCAGGACGGAGGCGGCTACCTCTTGCCCGCGCAGGCGCAGAAGTTCATGCGCCTGCTCATCAAGCAGTCGGAGCTGATGGGTATGGCCACTGTCGTCCCGATGGCCTCGCCGCGCCAGCAGACGCCGAAGATCAAGTTCGGGCAGCGTGTCCTGCGCGCGGGCAAGGAGGGGACGCGCCTGTCCGACCAGGAGCGCGTGAAGCCCGACTTCTCGTACGTCGAGCTCGACGCGCGCCTGTTCAAGGCGGAGATCGATCTGTCCGACGAAACGCTCGAGGACTCGGTCGAGCGCGGGGAGCTCCGCCAGACGATCATGGAGCTCATCACCGAGGCGATCGGGCGTGACATGGAGGAGGTGCTCATCACGGGCGACCTCCAGTCGCCCGATCCGTTCCTGGCTCAGCTCGACGGCGTCCTCGTTCAGACGGTCAGCCACGTCGTGGACGCGGGCGGACAGAAGCTGACCAAGGACATCCTCTTCGACACGGTGCGCGCGCTGCCGAGCGAGTACCTCCGGGTGAAGAAGTCGCTCTCGTTTCTCACGAGCGTGGACACGGAGCTCGGGTACCGCAACACCCTCGCGGAGCGCGCGACGATCGGCGGCGACAAGTGGCTCGAGACTGACGTGCCCGTCATGTACTCGGGGATTCCGATCCGCTCGATCCCCCTCTTCCCCGAGAACCTCCCTGCGCCGACGACGCCCGACCTCCCGCCTGCGCCGGTCGAGGCAGGGGGCGCAGGCGCCGCTCCGCCCGTCGTCCCGATCCCGCGCAATCGCACCACGATCATCCTCGCCAACCCGAAGAACCTTCAAGTGGGGATCTGGCGCAAAGTCCGTATCGAGACGTGGCGCGACGTCTCGGCCGGCGTGCTTCGCGTCGTCGCGACACTGCGCTTCGACGTGAAGTGGGCCGACGAGCTCGGGACGGTGCGCGTCTCCCACGTCATGGCCGCGTAGCAATCCCGCGAGAAAACGAGAGCGCGCTGTCCCCAACGCGCTCGGGCACACCCCTTTGTTCTTGGTGAGAGCGCGGCGAGCCCCGCGCGCTCGGGAGAAGGCGATGGAGACGATGCTCGTCCGGCTGAAGCCGTACGACCCGCGGCGGAAGTTTGTCCTGCGCCGCTACGTGTACGCCGGCATTCACTTCCTCGTGACGCGCGGGTGGGAGCGCGTCCCGAAGCACGTCGCCGACTACCTGCGGGCCGTTCGGCAGAAGGAGTTCGACCCGTACTCGCCCGCGGCGTTCGACGTCTGCACGGACGCCGAGGCCGCCGTGCTCGAGAAGCGCGAGCGCGAGATGTCCGGCGCTCGCCGCACGGCACTCGACACGATCCCCGTCGTCGAGCCACGACGGGGGAACGGCGTCGTCACGACCGCGGACCTCCCGGGCGCGCGCCCGGCCGACGCCGACGCCGACTCCGAGGAAGAGGCTCTGGTACGCCCGCGCCGTCGGCAGGCCGGGGCGCGCCGGTGACGTCGTACGCAAGCGTCGCCGACATGCGCGCGGAGGGCGTCGGCGGCGACGCCGCAGGCGACGCGCGCCTCGCGTACGCGCTCGAGGAGGCGTCGCGCACGATCGACCGCGTCACCGGGTGGTTCTTCGAGCCGCGCAAGGAGGTCATCCGGCTGTCGGGCCGCGGCGCACCGACGATCGAGCTGCCTTTCCCCCCTATCTCGCTTACGCACGTGCGCGTCGGTGGCGGCTTCTGGATGCCGGCCTACGACATCCCGCTCGTCCCCGAGCTCGTTTGGATCGTGGGCGCGCCGGTCCGCCCCGACTTCGATGTCCCGCGCATCACGCTGCGCTTCGGGTACGCGTTCCCCTGGGGCCAGGGCAACGTCGAGGTCGAAGGCGTCTTCGGCTACACCGAGCCGGACGGCACGCCGCAAGGCCGCACGCCGCTCGCCATCCGGCGCGCGACCATGATCCTGGCGCTGCGGTCGCTCCCCGGCGTCGCCAACGTCGAGACTCGCGAGGACAACTGGCGGCGCCCGCGCCTCATTGAGGAGCGAACGCGGGACCAGTCGTACCGGCTCTCGCCCGCGGCGCCGGCCGCCCAACTCACCGGTGAGCCCGAGGTGGACGAGATCCTCGTCCGGTACCGCAAGCCTCTCGGCCTGGGAGCGGCGTGATGCGGGGCCGGCTCCTCTTCGTTT